TTTAAGAACTTTCTTTCAAGTGGTAATAATTTCACAGAAATTTCCTTAAATTCTCATAGCAATAATATTATCATTGGAACTAATGGAGCAGGTAAGAGTACCATTTTAGATGCTCTTACTTTTGGTTTGTTTAATAAACCTTTTCGTAAGATTAACAAACCACAACTAGTTAATTCTATCAATGGTAAAGATTGTTTAGTGGAAATTGAATTTTGTATTGCTAAGAAAGAATATAAGGTTATTCGTGGGATGAAACCCAATGTGTTTGAAGTTTATGTGAATGGAAAAATGCTTGACCAAGATGCTGCTACTGTAGATCAGCAGAAATTTTTAGAGCAAACTATTCTTAAACTGAACTATAAATCATTCACGCAAATTGTTGTACTTGGTTCTAGTACTTTTGTTCCTTTCATGCAACTGCCACTGGCATCTCGCAGGGAAATCATTGAGGATCTTTTGGATATTCAAGTATTCAGTATTATGAATACTAATCTAAAAGAAAGAATGAAACAATTAATGGATGATATTCGCCTCACTGATAGTAATATTGATCTTGCTAAACATAAAATTGGAACACAGAAAAATCTGATTGTAGAATTAGAAAATAAAAGTGACAGTATCGTTCTAGATAAGTCAAATAAGATTGATGAATTTTCTAAGCAAAGCAATTTGCTTCTTAAAGAAAATAAAGATCTGAATATTTACATAACTGAAAAGCAATCCCTGCTTGATAATCAAGATAAAATTTCTAATAAGTTTGATAATTTAAAAGAAATAAAATATAAATTTAAAAATAAAATTTCAAATCTAATTAAAGAAAACAAATTTTATAATGAAAATGACAACTGCCCCACCTGTAAACAAATCTTAGATGAAAGTTTTAAGTTAGAAAAGATTGCTAAGAACTCCAGTACTCTGAAAGAGACAGAGAATGCTTGGACTGAGTTAGAAACCGAAATGCAAAAGGTCGGAGAGCAATTAGATAATTTTAAAATAATTAATTCGGATATTCAAACCAGATATTTACAGATTGATAAAAACAATAGTATGATTAATCATCTACAAAGACAGATTACTCAACTAGAAAAGGAAATTGATGATGTTCAAGATCAAAAAAATACTTCTAATAAAGAGAAGGAAGTTCTTGAGAAATTGAATTCTCAATTAGTAGCATACGAAGAAATTCTTATTGATTATAAACAGAACAAAGATTATTATAGTCTCTGTTCAAACTTGCTGAAAGATACTGGTATTAAAACCAAGATCATCAAACGGTATTTGCCTGTAATGAATAAACTTATTAATCAGTTTCTTCAGCAAATGGATTTCTTTGTAAACTTTACTCTCAGTGAAAGTTTTGAAGAAACTATTAAGTCTCGTTATCGAGATGACTTTAGTTATCCATCATTCTCGGAAGGTGAAAAATCTCGTATTGATATCGCTCTGATGTTGACTTGGCGTTCTATAGCAAAACTTAAGAACAGCGTGGACACCAACCTGCTGATCCTAGACGAAATCTTTGACAGCTCACTTGACAACACGGGCACTGATGAGTTATCATTTATATTGAGGAACTTCACCACCGACGTAAACCTCTTCATCATTTCCCATCGGGAGCATATGGTTGATAAGTTTGATAGGGTTCTTAAATTCAACAAAGTGAAAAATTTTAGTAAAATGGAGGAATTGACAAATGCAATGGAAGTATAATGAGGATAAAATTCTCAAGGACATTGAAGATTATATTGCGAGTACCTATGGTAGTCATTACTGCGGTCACGGAGAAGAATATAAAGATATTCAAACAATTGATTTGATGGCAGCAAAAGACTTGGCATCAGATTTCTGTCAAGCAAACATCATCAAATATGGTAGTCGTTATGGAGACAAGGATGGTCACAGCAAGCGGGACTTGCTAAAAGTAATCCACTATGCTATGCTGTTACTTCACTTCGACCGTCACTACAGTCGTACAGAAAACGGTCTCTCTGAATTCAAATTTTAATTATGAAATTATCTGAAAGCACATTCAACATTCTCAAGAACTTTTCTAATATCAATCAATCTATTTCTGTCAAGTCAGGCAATACTCTTCGCACCATTTCTGTTGCCGAGAATATTTTCTGTGTGGCACAGGTAGAAGAAGATTTTCCTCGTGACTTCTCACTCTATGATCTTAATGAGTTTCTGGGTGGTATTTCTTTACTGAAGAATGCTGAAATGGTATTTGATGACCACGACTTTGTTCGCATCAAGACCAATCGTTCACAAATTAAATATTTCTTTTCTGACCCTAGTTTGATTAAGCAAGCACCAGAGAAAGATATTTCTATGCCCGATGAGGATGTAAAATTCTCATTGTCTGAAGCAGATCTTAACAGTGTTATTCGTGCTGCTTGTGTATATCAACTTTCAGATTTTTCTGTGGTTGGTGATGGTAAAGATATCAGTATTGTTGCTCGTGATAAGGACAATGATACTTCAAATACTTTCTCTATTTCTGTTGGTGCTACCAATGAAGATTTTGTATTCAATCTTAAAGTAGAGAATATTAAACTTCTCAAAGGTGATTATCACGTCACCATTTCTAAGAAACTGATTAGTAAATTTGTTCATCAAACAATTCCTCTTGTGTATTATATCGCACTAGAACCTGACTCTAACTGACCTTTACCCCCTTTATAATGAACCATAAATATCTCTGGGTGGAGAAATACCGCCCACAGACGATTGAAGAATGCATCCTTCCCGAGAGTATTAAACGGGACCTTCAACAACAGGTTGCTGCTGGTGAGTTGAATAATCTTCTTCTCACTGGTCCTCCTGGTGTAGGTAAAACAACTGCCGCTAAGGCACTCTGTAACGAACTCAACCTATCTCATATTGTAATCAATGGATCTGATGAAGGACGATTTTTGGACACGGTACGGAACCAAGCAAAGCAGTTTGCTACGACCGTATCACTTCAAGGAACTAAGCACAAGGTCATCATTATTGATGAAGCAGATAACACAGGGAACGATGTACAACTCCTACTTAGGAGTAGTATTGAGGTGTATCATAGCAACTGCAGATTCATCTTCACCTGCAACTACAAAAACAAAATCATTGAACCCATCCAATCAAGATGTTCAGTCATTGATTTTACATACAAACGAAAAGAACGAGCGTCCGTCGCTTCTCAATTCTTTAAGAGAGTACAGGAAATCTTGGTTGCAGAGGGTGTTGAGTATGATCCGAAGGTAGTTGCTGAACTGATTCAGAAACACTTCCCTGATTGGAGGCGTGTTCTAAATCAACTTCAGAAGTACGGTAATACTGGTTCTATTAACACTGGTATTCTTACAGAAGTTTCTGATGTTAATCTTCAAGAACTTTTGAGTGCTTTAAAAAATAAAGAGTTTGGAACTGTTCGTAAGTGGGTAGTCGCAAATTTGGATAATGATTTCAATATGATTATTCATCGCATCTACGAAGCATTATATAATGTTCTTGTAGAAAATACTATTCCTGCTGCAGTTCTTATTATTGCTAAGTATCAGTACCAGGCGGCATTTGCTGCTGATCAGGAGATTAATCTCCTTGCCTGTCTTATAGAAATCATGATGGAGTGTCAATTTAAATGAATGTAAAACTTATTCGTATGTCCTCTGGTGAGGATGTCATTGCTGATGTAGTAACTGAATTAGATGAATTTATTAGAATTCAAAATGCTATTGTAGGTGTACCTACAGGGCAAGGAACATTAGCATTTGCTCCTTGGTCTCCTATGATTAGTAAAAAAGATAAAGAAATTGTTGTAGATCGTAGGTTCATAGTTTATATTGCTAGGGCAGATGAAAAAATTGTTGAGCAATACATGCAAATGTTTTCAGTAATTTCAACTTCAACCAAGAAACTTATTATTTGATGAAATCTTTAAACCTTGACCTTCTAATTATTAACTATGACTAAAGAATCTTATTTCGTTATTGCTAAAAACGGTGTTGCTCAACTCCGTAGTTTGTCTGGTCCTGTTGCCACATTTGGTAAGGATGTTTCTTCTGCCGTAATTCAGGGAGATAACATTGTAGTTACTCAGTATAATGGTACTATACAGATCTTCCAATTCACTGCATCTGGTAAAGGTGTGATGGGTCCTATTCGTACAATTAAATCATGAAAACTGAACTGAAGCATTGGTTGAATTCCATCAACCACGAAAAAGAAAATATTATGACGGAGGATAATAAAAAAGAATATCCTCCTTTTATTATCAATCGTTGTCTCTCTGGTTTCATTGATACAGTTATGGCGGCAAATGAAATGAATATTAATCATCACCTTTCTTCCGAACTACAATATCACTTCTTACTAAATAATATCAGACCAAAAAGAAGATTTTCTCCGTGGTTGAAAAAAGAAAAATTAGATGATCTTGAAGTAGTCAAATCTTATTATCACTATAGTGATGAGAAAGCAAAATCTGCTTTAAATATTCTTTCTAATGATCAACTTAATTCTATTAAACTGAAACAAATTAGAGGTGGAAAACAATGACAACAGCAACTGATATTGAAGTATCTTGGACACCAGATCAAATGGTCGAAGTTACTTTGGCTGAACCTGATGATTTTCTTAAAGTACGTGAAACGCTGACCCGTATTGGAGTTGCCTCACGTAAAGAAAAGAAACTCTATCAGAGCTGTCATATTCTGCATAAACAAGGACGATACTATATTGTTCATTTTAAAGAACTGTTTGCACTTGATGGTAAACATTCTAATCTAACACTGAATGATGTTCAACGTCGTAATCGTATTACTCAACTATTAGTTGATTGGGAATTGATTAGTGTAATTAAACCTGATCAGATTGAGGATGTATCACCGCTCAATCAAATCAAAGTCATTGCATATAAAGAGAAGAGTGAATGGATTTTGGAAGCAAAGTATAACATTGGTAAGAAAAGAGTAGTGCCAACCGAAGAATAATATACGGGGGCTTCTACCCTCTTGTTTTATAAAATGTGGTTAAATAGTAATGTCGCCTTCGGGGACAACTAAACTAACTACAGACGCTTAAGGAGGTCTACTATGTTCACTACTACTAACGTGGTCAAATATAATGTCACAGACATTGATAAACTTTTAAATGATGCTAATAGATTTGGGATTGGAATGGATGAATGGATTCGTAGGTTTGCTACAGTACACGAATCAACGCCAAAT